CGCCGATGCGGAAGAAAGTGTCCTGATGAATCGACAACTTCAACCAGGTGACCCCGTGCAATGGGTCACACCAACATCACATCTTGTAGGACGACTGGTCGCCCACACTCGAAGCGGCAAGCCTGTCGTGAGGCGGTGGGTGCCATCCAGAAAGATGTACGGATCGCCGCAGATCGTGGACGCGGTGGAACCCACTATGGAGCAACTGCCATGAGCGACGACCCCCACGACTTTGAGGATGAGCTGAACCGCATCATCGACGGCATCGAGGCCGGGCCTTGGACCTGGGAACCCAGCCCCCATGAAACGTTCCTGCACGACGCCATCCAGGCTGGTGATCCATGCCCCGTGTGCGGGGGCGGCGAGCTGGTGCCTGATGATGACCTCGCTGACCCTGACGCCGAAGGTTCCTGGGGTGCCGTTTGTCGGCAATGCCTGACGCAGATTGGTGTCGGACCTGTCCCGCCGCGCACCTACGTCACCACTGCACACTGTCGTGACGAAGAAGCCCTTGCGAAGTGGCTGCTGACGAAAGGCACCAGGAGCAAACCATGATACTGCGTCCCAGCCCATCCACGGCGCTGATCCACGGCGACGCACGCGAGGTGCTGCCGCGACTGAAACCCGGCAGCGTCCAGACGTGTATCACCTCACCGCCGTACTTCGCTTTGAGATCGTATGGCTCAGGCGACGGGGAGATTGGCACCATCGACCAGAGCCTGACCGACTACCTGAAAGCTCTACTGATGGTATTCCGTGGCGTGCGCGACGTACTTGCTGACGATGGTACGTGCTTCATCGTGATCGGCGATTCATACACAGGCTCGGGGAAAGGCCCCGCCAGCAGCAAGAGCATGGTCAAGGGCACCGCTGAGCGGCAGGGGTATTTCAATCGGGCCACGAAAGTCGAGGGCCTTGGACGCAAGCAGTTGATCGGCGTGCCATGGCGGCTCGGGCTGGCACTCCAACGCGACGGCTGGATACTGCGCCAGCAAATCATCTGGCAAAAACCGAACGCGCGCCCCGAGTCCATGAGGGACCGATTCACCAACGACTGCGAAACGGTGTTGATGCTGTCCAAGTCGCCGACGTACCAGTTCGACGCCAGCTTGGCAGTGGAGCCTGCGGCGGATGGCGCTGGCACCCGCAGGCGCAGGTCGGTATGGTCCGTGCCGATCAGTACGGGGGCGAAATCCGCTGATGGCCAGGTCCACTCCGCGACCTTTCCACCCGCACTGATCCGTCCCATGGTCGAAGCGGCGACAACACCAGGTCAAGTCATCCTCGACCCATTCGCAGGGGCCGGGACCACGCTCGCCGTGGCGCAGGAGATGGGACGCAAGTCCATCGGCATCGAGTTGAACCGTGAGTACCTGGAGGCACTGGCAGTGCCGCGACTGAAGGAGGCAGCAGCATGAAGTCCGTGAAGTCCGTCCTTAGATACCCCGGTGGCAAGTCCCGCGCCGTGAAGCACATCCTGCCGTGGATACCCGAGCAGACGCAGGTGCTGGTCAGCCCGTTCTTCGGTGGGGGCAGCATCGAGTTCGCGTGGGCGGCGGCGAACCCCGGTGGGCGTGTTCTGGCCTGCGAAAAATTTGAGCCGCTTGCCGTGTTCTGGCAGCAGGCGCTGCGTGACCCCGTGCCTATAGCGGACGCTGCCGAGAAGCTGAGGCAGCGGATGACGCGGGGGCGGTTCCGGCACCTGCAAGGGTTGCACACCACCATCCAGCACCCTGCCACCATGGCTGCCGTTTACTACTCACTGAATCGCAGTTCGTTCTCTGGTGCCACATTGAGCGGGGGAGCCTCCGACGAGGCCATCAAGAAGCGATTCACCAAGTCATCCATCGACCGGCTGAGAGCCTTCTCGGCACCGAACGTGGATGTGTGGCAGGACGACGCGGTGCGGTGGCTCAAACCTGTGCTGCGTGATCTGTATCGTCGTCGCCTGCTACCCAACAGAGTGTTCATATACCTCGACCCGCCCTATTTCGCAGCGTCAGGTTTGTATGGGCACAATGGCAGCACTCACGACGACTTCAACCACGCCAAGCTGGCGGAGGTGCTGCGCCGTCTCGATGGCCTCGGGGTGCGCTGGCTGCTGTCGTACGACGACGTGAAAGCCGTGCGGGAGCTGTATTCCCGGTATGCCATAACGACCCCTGCATGGTCGTATTGTATGAGTGCCGACAAAGCGTCAAAGGAAGTTCTGATTTTCAGCACGGCAATGGAGGACGCGGCATGAAAACCCGAAACCTGGTGGCGAAGCACCAGCGGCTGGCTGGGAAGGGCGGTGCCCACACCGACCGCAAGAAGCAGCGCCAGACGTCGCGTAAGGCAAAGCACAAGGGGCGCTCGAAGCGCCCTTTTTCATGGGTACTCTATGTGGTGTAAACTCGGGATCACCACCTGGAACCGGGGATTGATGATGTCATCACCGCACTTCGACCGATGGTTATCCGATGCCGCCCTAGCCGAAGCCGCACCACGTATCCTGAAACTGGCTGCCCACCTCGGGGTGACAAGCAGCTACGAACCCCCACCGATCCAGCGAGAAGCCGCCATCGCAGGAAAGCGCGGCAAGAAGGCCATCGACCTGGAACCGTTGCTGGCCTACTGCCCCTGCTCCACGGCTCCTGACGGGAGCATCCAGGCGTGTGAGCACATCCACCAATGCCGCGAACAGAAGTTGGCCTGCGCGGCGTTTCACAGGTTTACGTCCATAACGGGTGTCCCGTCGGCAACAAGCTCGTACTTGACGGCTGATCGCACACCATCCCGCCGAAGATATCAGCAGCTTTATCCGACCGAAGAGTAGCCCCGCAAAGAAAACCCCACTCCACCATGGCAGTAGTAGAGTGGGGCGAAACCCCGGCGTAGAAGGAGGGAAGCGCCGAGGGGCGTGGTACTTGTTACGCCGACGGTTTGCCGCCGCTGCTCACACCTGTGTAGCCATCAAAACCTTCGCCATCAGCGCGACCTTCGGGGTGCGTCAAATCAGGATCAGGTGCGTTCTTGGTTTCGCGTTTGGTGAAGCACTTCACGTCGCGCTCCGACACTTTCTCCACGCTGCTCTCAGCGCCTTTTTTCGCATAACTCTTCATCGTCATCACCTCGTGCTGCATTTTCCGTTCTTGCGGTAGTTCCCCGCCCGGCGCTGATACGGCGTCGCGTGGACCGCACCGCCATCCGCGAGGTTGATGGTGCCACCGACACCCTGTGCCGCCTTGGCGGTTCCAGCATCAGCGTGAACCGCCCCACCGTCCGCGAAGTTTTCGTAGCGTCGGCGCAGTGCGCCAGCAGCATTGCCCACGCCACCGCCGATCTTCTTCGCGGCAGCCTGCGCTTTCTTGCCCGTGGACTTCATCTTCTCGGACTTGGACTTCGCTTTACCTTCCGGCTTCGACTTCTCTACCGGACCATCTTCTTTCTGGCGCTCCCGCCTCGCGGCGAGTGCTTTCTGTACCTCAGCGATCGTTGCCATACTTACCTCGCTTTGATTGGTGGTTGATCGAGTTCGACCCACTGCCGAAACTGGTCGGCGGACATCCAAAAACGCGCATTGCCGGGGTGCTCCATCCAGCGGATACGCTCCGCCGCCGATGCTGCATCCCACTGCTCAGCCGAGGGCTTCACCCCATCTGCTAACCGTGCGGCTTTGGCCTGGCTGGGACTCTTCCTCCGCAGCAATGCTTCCTGGGCCTCAATGTTGTACCGGGCGGCGTCGCTAGGCGTCAGCCTCCGTGCCGCTATGTCGGCCTTCAGGTTTGCCACGTCCACATCGCTGGCGAAGTGGTTGTACCGATGGCGATCCACGCCGCGCTCGGGCTTCTGGACGGGGATGGCAAACGTCTTCGCGTGAGGGATAACGCCGATGTCAGTAGGCGCGGCATCCGCGAGTAGCATTTCCTGCCGTTTCCCGTTGCGCCGCGACGGGGCCTTGGGCTTGGCTGCCTGGTCCAACGCCTGCTGCGTGTCCCCGTCCACGATAGGTACGCGCACGAGCGTCGGCACCCCACTCGAGTTATCGACGGCATCGCGGTACTTCACTTCCCGCTTCGTGTGGGAACCAGGTGACGGTGGCCTTCCCATCGGTGCTTCCTGGAACGGCACGTTCGCCAGGTTCGCCGGTATCGGGTCCATGCCTTTTCGCTTCATGCAGGCACCTCCACTTCGCGGAGTTCGAAGTTGCCCAACCCGTCGATATCTACAGGCATCACCACCTTCTTCATCTTCCTCGGCTGCACCGGCTGGCGGAACTGGGGATTCAGAGCGTCTTCACCCGCCTCCTGAGCAATACGTGCCGCGTTGGTGCGGTCAATCTCCAACTCTACCTCGCGGAGTTTCACAGGATCGACGAGCATCTGGAAGCGTTTCAGCACCTGCTCGGTAGGCGACCACGGTTCGTTCTGCTGATAAAACCGCTGCCAGTTCGCGGGGTCGGTCGCATAGGCGACGATGTGGGCGATGACAGCATCCTCAGCGAGCTGATTGGCGCGAAGCATCTGCTCCACTTCTTCGTGCCTGACAACCTGTTTGAGTGGCAGTCCCAGGCGCTTCAATTCAGCCACGCGCTCATCCGGCACGGCGACCAGTTGCCCCTCGCCCGAAGTAGCGTCAATGGTTACCCACACAGTTTTGCACCTGCGGGCAGCTTGGAAGAATTCTTCCTGGCCAGGGAGCAAATGTCCTCGTCGGTCATGGACATCGGCAGATGCCGGTTCTCCAGAACCACGATACTCTTCGCCAGAATCTTTCCGTTGCCACCTGCCTGGAACCGCACGAGCACAAAGTAGGACTCGCCACCGGGCAGCGGATACGCCGCATGGCTATCGTCGATTTCACCTTCGTGTGCCTTCCGAAGAAGCAGAAGATTGTGCCGCGACTTGTTGACGAACCAGTCGGCGTCGGCGGCCGCCCACTCACGGGACGGATCAGTAGGAATTGCGGATGCTGCTTTCATGATTACCTCCTCAGTTTGTAATCAGTGGTCAATACTCTCGGACGCCGAGGCGCTCGAGCAAGAATTCCTCGTTTTCGGTCAGGCCAACACCGCCCTGATCACCAGCCTTTTCCTGGCGTTCCTTCGACCGCCAAAGCGAATCCGTCGTGATTTCCAGTTCTGGGTACAGCCCATTGAATTTGTCGATGGCATCTTCGATCTTCATCTCGAGGTCGAAGTCCCCGTCGGCGACAGCACGCCGCCACCTGGCCATCAGGAGGCGCTTCTCGTTCTTGATCTTGCGCGGCAGTGACCTGGCGGTGTTGATGCGCTCGTAAGCCCTGTTCACCTGTGCAGGTGCCATGCCCGTTGCCTGGATCACACGTTGCCAGCGGGGAATGTCCTCGGCGGCCAGGTACTCGGTGCCCGACAGGGACGTCACGCCTTCCTCGCCATACCGAGAAGCCTTCGAGATATCCTTGAAGAACTTGGGCAAAATCGGTTCGATGGCACGCCAGAAGCCCATCTGGTCGTCTTGCAGCCGCTTATATACCTCGAACACGTTGAAGCTGAGGTTGGCGAAGGGACCGAGGCGGTCGATGACGAACTTCTCTGCAAACTCCCTGCCCTGTTCATCGGGGACATCCAGCAGGAACAGGCTATCCAGTCCGATGCGTGATGCGGTGTCGATGCCAAGCGCGTTCACCGGCCCTTCCAGGATGAGGTGCCGCCAGAACGGGTCATCAATGTATTCAACCGACTGCTGCCGCAGCCACTGGTCGAGGCTGAGCATGTCGTCTTCATCTTCCTCGTCCCAGCCAATAGCCTCTGCTATCCACTCGCCGCCTGCGATGACAGCACGGATCGGCTCGGAAAGCACCGACCCCATCATCCCTGCGAACACGTAGTGGGTGCCGACCAAACCGGCCAGTGCCTTCCTGGCTTCACCCGGGGACATCTTGTCGCTCCGACCCAGGCTGGCATTGGCCAGGCGGATAAACAGCCCGTATATCGAGTGGGCATACATTTGAAAGGCGACCATCGGGCGGGCGAGCGCGTAGCGGAACATGCGCGGTTTGTTGGTCGTCGAGTAATCGAACTGGGTGTCGCGCACCAAGTCCCGTGCGTACCGCGTCGCCTCGCGGTTGGCATCGGCCGTGGTCATGCCCTGCTGTGCGTTCAGTTCCTGTTCCAGGCGGAAGCCCGCGATAGCCGAAACAAACCTGTTGCTGAATTCGACGAATTGCGGCAACGAACGCGCCAGGTTCAGTGAAGCGTTCCACGTCGTTCCCACAACGCCACCAGTCGCCGTGCCGACCTGCTTCAGGTCTTCCACGAAGCCAATGTCCAGCAGGCCGCTCCATCTCACCGTGTCGAGCATCTTCGCTTCGGCGGCAGTGATGACGCCGCGCTTCTCCATCCGGGTCAGCGCCAACTTGAAGTCGGGGTTGCCCGTCGCCACCAGGTCAATCAGCTCCTTCATGAAGTCCGTCGTACTGTCGGGACCGCCACCCAGGAATTCAGCCTGCGCCTTGGTCATGGCCTTGAAGGCACGGACGGGACCGTGGCGGGCCGACAGTAAGGGATAAGTCACCACCCATGGCTGGGTCGCGTTGATGAACGAATAGGACAGCGATCCCAGGTGCCAGAGGAACGTCACCTCGGATATTTTCGACGCCGCCCTCTGCCAGATGCTGTCCAACCCGCTGGCGTCCATGTCGTCGCGGCGGATCAGTTCCTTCAGGATTGCCTCCACATCGGTGACATCGCGGCGCGTGCCTGCGCGTTTCGTGGCCTTAATCTGCTGGCGCATCTGGTCAAAGGTATGCCGGATGCGCTGGGCGTGTTGCGCGTTCGCCTTGGCGTTCGCCATGGACTGGGCGTACACACTGAATGAACGGTCGAAATCCCTGCTGGCACCTCTGACCTTCCTCCTGTGCCTGCGAGCCTGAAGCACCGACGTGTCGGGCAGCATGTCGAGGAACGCACTCCGCAGCGCCTGCTGTGCGCGGGGGTCGTCCAGCTTGCCCTCTACCTGGAGCATGGCGCGACCCAGTGCCGACGTGTTGTCCGGCTTGTAGGAGTCCTTCTCGCTGATGGCATGGACCTCATACACGCCGGTCGCCTTCAACTCCTTCTGGGTCTTCTCCGCGTCGGCGAACGATTCATGGAACTCGACGATGCGGTCATTGGTCTCGAAGCGCCACTGCCCGTTGTCCATCTGTACCGGCGCGGATACCTGGAGCGTCGGATTCTCGGCTCTCAGTTCCGCGATGTCAGCAGTCGCGTCTTCATAAGTCGCCACCACGTAGTCCGTCACGTTCTCCGCCTCGACGATGTACTGGCCGAAACGCCGCAGCGGGAAGTACGGACCGCGTGTCCGCGCAGGGGCAGCCAGGTCAAGCAGTGTTTTCAGCGTGCGGGAGTCCGCAACGGGTTTGGTCTGGGTGGCACCTTGCTCATAGGCAAGGGCGTTCTTCCGCGCCTGCGTCAGCGAAGCGTGAATGGCCTGCGGTGTCTTGCCCTTGATGACACGGGCATCCACCCCCAGCGCACGGGCGGCGTTGACCATGTTCGCCGATACCAGGTCATTGAACAGCTTCTCGTTCTGGCGGTGGACGTCGGTGAATAGCTGCTTGGCACGGTCGGTCAGCAGGTTGTACTCGAGGCGTGCGATCTCCCAGTCCTTGTCACCCACATGCTCGTTGCTCGGGTGGTCGCGGGAGCGGTCGGGATACACCTCGCGGATGGTCGCGGTGTGCATGACGTTGTGCAGGTCGGTGCGCTCGGCGGGCTTCAGTTTCCGCCACTGGCGCAGGATGGCGTCTGCCGTCTCCAGGCTCTCGCGGGTACGGCGGGATTTTGACGTGTACAAGTTTTGCAGGTGCCTGATCGGGTTCACCCGCTTGCCGCCATGCAGCGGCTGGATGGGGGAGAATTCCTTGGCATACAGGTCCACGATGTCGTGCTGCTTCAACCAGCCGACCAGTCCTTTCCGAGCGCCACGGGACAGCACCGGCCACTTGCGGCGTATCGCACGCGATGTCCTGGTGATGATGTCGCTGCCGCCTCGGATCATGGCCTCGTCGGGCAGCACCCCAGGCTCGAACGGTTGTGCCGCCGGGCGGACTTCCTCGGCACGGCGCTTCTGCTCGCTGCGCTGGCGCGACTTCTCCTTGATGCGCTCCGCTTTCGCTTCCTTGCGCTCAGCTTTCTGGTCGGCGGCGCGTTGCTTCTGGCGGGCTTCCTTCTGCTTCTGGCGATCCTTCAGGGATGCCCGCTTGGCGCGTTCTTCTTCCAGGCGCTGGCGGTAGCGGTCACGGGCAGCTTTCAGTCGGGCCTTGCCCGCTTCCTTCTCAGCCGAAACATCGGCTTCCCGCCGGGCACGTTCATACGCCACATCGGCTTCACGCTCAGCACGTTCTTGCGCGGCAGCCTGCCGTGCGGCACGTTTCTCTGCCTGCCTGGATACCCCCCGCGTACTTAACGCTCCTGCTTCGTGAGCCTGGAGCGTAATCTGCTGCGCCGCCAGGTCGAGGGCCTTGTCGAGGTTTTCACCTTTCGCCTTGCGGAGTTCAGCCGAAACCTTCGGCGACACACGGGCAACGGCGTCGGCCAGTTGCTGCATACGCCCACGCAGATCGCCCTTCTTCACCGAGAGGCGGTTAAGGGCTTCCAGGGCGTCGCGGGCGTCGGACACCACGCGGCGGAGGGGCTTCATCTCCCGGCGGATGTCGGCGCGGCGTTTCAGCCACTCCGAGCGCCGCTCGCGGCTCTGACCATCAAGCCCCTTGCTACGGGTGCGGTATGCCTTTTCCAGGCGGTCGAGGGTTTGCTGCCCCTCCGCAACGCGGCTTTTCAGGAGCCGCCTGGCGTTCTGGGCAACGGTGTCCAGGTTCTCTCGCCGCAGCTTCAGTCGCTGCGACGCCGAGAGTGTCGGGGTGGGGCGACGCGGGGCCGGGCGCTCGCCGAAATTCAGGTCTAGCTGTTCACCGCCTGCGTATTGCTCCCCGCCCACAGGCTGCTCATCAGGCGTGTAGGCCATGTCGTCGGCGGACACGGTGGTGTCGGGCGTTACCGGCGCAGGTTCCACACCCAGGATTCGCTCGAGTACCTGGCGGGCCATCTTGCGGCGGGCGTCGCTGTACCCAGGCTCGGTGCCGTCGGCAACACGCTCCAGCTTGTCGAGGATGTCCTCGGTCGTGGCACCGTCGAGTTCACGCTTCCGCAGGTTCCTGGCCAAGCCCTCATTCAGCCCGCGATTCTGCACACGGGGCATGATGTCTTCGTAGGCAGCCAGCGCCTCGTCGATCAGCGCGGTCTTTTCGGCTAGGACTTCATCGCTTTGCGCGGTCTGCCCATCTGCTTCGGTGCCGACACCGGCGTCTTCACCAGGGGCTTGGCCCGTCGCGGCTTGGTCGGCAGTGGCGCTGTCCGCAGTTTCCGGCCCGCCGTCAAATGGTCCGCCGCCTCCAGGTTGCGGCTGCTCTGCTTGCCCGCCTTCCGATATGTCTTCGTCACCTGCTTGAGCCGTGAACCCGTCAGTGGGGGACGGCCCGGCCGATTCGCCACGTACTTGCCCATCGGTTTCTCCTGCATTCGCTGCCGCGCCAACGGCATCAAGATCGGGGTCCGCACCTGCGCCTTGCTCGGGCGAAGGCACCTCGGCCCCCATGTTGTTCGGCCCGTCGGTGGCAGCATTGATTGCGGCTGCCTCGGCGTCGCCGCTGATGCCGCCCGTTTCCACATCGGTACGGTCGCGGGACACGTATTTCTGCACACCGCCTGTTACCGCACCGACGGGACCGCCCAACACCGCGCCCTGCAAGCCTGCCTCGGCAGCGCCACCCAGGGTCGCACCCCTCTCGGTGCCGAGGTGCGTGGCGGTGTACTCGCCAGATTCCTGGACGAACTCCGTTCCCATCTCTTTCGCAGCGCCGGTGGCAATACCGGCACCTTTGATACCGAACCGCTCCAGCAGCGTGGCAACGAGGGCAGTGCCTGCGCCGATGGCGTAGTCTTCCTGCCCAGGTTCCTCGCGCCCATCATTGGCAGCGCGTTCCGAGGCGATTTCTTCAGTGCGGGACAGGAAGTACGTCTGCGGTAGTCCGAGGGCGGCAACGCCGTCTACCATCGCAGCGGGGCCATGCTCCATAACGAAGGAAGCCGTGGTGCCCATCAACCCGAACGGATTGCCTTCGTCCCAGGCTGTCTTCACATCGTCCCAGGCTGTGTCTTCGACGTAGCCGAAGTCGTGACCCTTGGCCCATTCACCCACGATGTGGAACACGTCGCGCTCGTCTGCGCCGGTCTCTTCAAGCAGGCGTTGCATCTGCTCGGGGTTGCGGGTGTATCCGCCCGCGCCGCCTTCCCCCCAGGTGAAGCCACCCAGCGGTATGCGTTCTTCCAACCAGGCAGCGGGTTTCTCGGACGCCTCGTCCAGGAACTCAACGAAGTTCCCGACGAGTTCCGCGCCGCGTTCGCCCATCTTGCGAGCGAAGTTGAACGCGGGTGTATCAGGTTCGCCCCCGCTGGCGGCTGACTGGAGATCAGTTTCCGCCGCTGAGGAGTCGGCGGGACCAACGGGAGCGAATTCGGGTTCGACCAGCGGGTCGGATGACCACCAGTCTTCGGTGGCCTCGCCACCTAGTGCTGTAGCCGAGCGGTCGCCGTAGGTCGCACGGTCATAGCCCTCGTATAAATCCTGGATCGGAACGGCGTCGGGGTCTACGCCTTCAAACCGCACATCGGCGCGGGGGGTGAACTCGGGTTCGACCAGCGGGTCGTTCTCCCACCAGTGGTCCTCGTCGGGGTCACCCGAAGGTGGCGGGACAGGCGCTGCCTCCTGCACCAGCGGGTCGTTCTCCCACCAATTCTCAGCCATCAGGGTTTCTTCCGGAGGCGGCCGTCAGGGCCGTAGTAGTCTGTGCCCGACGGCAGCGATTCATAATCCGCTTTCGTCGTGATCGTAGGGGCATCACCGGGTCCGCCACTCACTCGGCTGCCTGCGGCGCGACCGCCGCCGGCCACGGGCGACAAGGCCGCTGCGTCGCCGCCGACCCCGCGCAAGTCCTTGTCCGCACGGTCGAGGGCTTCCTGGAAGCCCATGCTGCCGCCGCTGGCGTCCATGTACTCCCAGGCCCGCCCCGTCAGGCGGTCGGGGGTAATGCTCTGGCGGTAGAGTTGCCGCTGGTCTTTCGACCCGGTGCGGCTGCGCGACTTGTGAAAGTCCGTGGCGTACTTCTGGAGGTCTTTCTGCGCCCCGCGCCTGTCCTTCGCCGACCAGGCATCGCTCGCTGCACTGCTGCGGGAACCACCAGATCGGTAATACTCGGCACGGGCGTCGGATGCGCCTGCGCTGGCCTGACGCTGACCGGCCAGTGCGCCTTCACTGGCGAGTTCGTAGGGGTGCATCTCGGCGGCGCGTTCTTCCTCGCCGCGTGACTTGGCGGTCGAAGCCCGCGTGGACTCCAGGTCAGCCATGTCCTTCGTGGACATGCCGAGGTACAGGTTCATCCATGCGTCGGGGTTGTACAGGGGCTGGGTCAGGGCGTCGAATACTTCACGGTTGATGACCAGCCCGTTGCCCGTCGGGCGTCCGTCCTCGGGGTTCTGCTCCGCCATCAGGATCGACTGCCCGTCAGGGTGTGGCATACCGTGCATCTGCACACCGTCGGGGAAATAGGAATACATTTGCTGCGCCCCGAATGCAGCACCTTCCATGTCGCCTGCGTCCCATGCCCCCCGAGTCATTTCCATCACACGGTTGGCATCGACGAACGCCCGCATGGCCAGGTTCTGCATCCCGCTGTGAAGTGTCTCTTCGTCAATGCTGCCATACTCAAACGCCTTGACCAGTTCCTGGCGGGCGGCGTCGTAGTCAGCAGCTTCGAAGTGCACCGGCTTTTCCATCTGCTCGGGCTGGAGCGGGCCTTCCACCTGGTCCTGCATGGCGGCGACTTGCTCATCGGGGAGCGGGATCGCGCCGATCTGCACCTGTTCTCGCTCAGGGTTCATGGCCTCGCCGTACGCTTTCCGGCCCTTGCGCTCGCGTATCGCGGTGCCTAGCGCCTGCCCAGTCCGAATACCGCGATCCAGTGCTCTCCAGTCCATTTGTCTACCTCTCAGTGAATTCGTGGGCGCGGTGGCTCGGTGCCAGCACGCGGCATAAGAAGAAGGTTCAGCGCCCCGTCCTCGGCGCGTAGCGTCAGCACGCCGTCATCGCAGCCGACATGGAGCATCGGCAGGTCGGCTTCGGCCAGCACCTCCGACGTCTCGGTGAACGCTTCCATGAAGTTCATGCACCACCAGGCGTGGAACGCACACAGGCGCAACCGCTCGGCGGTGGGCTTCGCCGCCAGGTGACCCAGCGTCGCAATGACGAAGCGCCGCTGGAGCCTTTCAAAGTCATCCCCGACGCTGGTGTAAGTCTCATCCAGCCGATTCGCCCACCGATCGTAGAACCCGGCGCTGGCTATCAGCACGAAGCTGCCCGCAGGGGTGTGGAGCACGATGGGGATTTCGTCCACACCAATGTCGGCGTGGGCGAGGTCGGCGAGGGTCACGATGCGCGGGTTCATGACTCGAGGATGGCAGGCGTCGCAGGGTGTAAACACCCGTGAAATAAATTCACCCCAGTGATTTTTTGCCCTAATGCGGTTTTCTGGTAGTATCCATCCAACCGCCACAGCATCACCAAAGCGGCGTGCGGGACGGGAGGACAGCCACGGCACCTCTCATCCACGACACGATGGCAGGTCGATTCGCGGTCCAGGCCACCTCATGGGCAGGACTCTCGACTATGCCGCAGCATCCGAACACACAACTCCGAATCATCCCTCCCGACACCCAGTGGCTGCGCCGCTACGTCACCAGGTCGCTGCGCCGCGTGGACCCGCCCGACGACTGGGACGACCCCGACGGTATCGAGGCATGGGCGCAAACGCTCACCTCGCGGGACTGGCAGCGGATACGGCAGGCGTGGCGCAACCTGTGCTACCGCCAGCACCAGGCCAGGTCCGCCGACCCGGTGTCTATCCTGCGACGCAGGCACAGAAAGCTGGACGTCAGCAGCCCCGCCGTGGTGGAGCTGCTCAGGCAGGTACTCGGCCCCGACGCCCAGGAAGCAGTGGACTCGGAAGTGGCACGCATCCGCAGGGGTATCCCCAATGACGGCTCCTAACCCCACCGGGCAGACCCTTTCCGCCGACGAGTTTCAGGACGCCCACCGCGAGGCAGTCGAGGCCGTGTCGCGGATGGAAGATGTGCTGGATGTGGCGGACGGGGAGGCACCGAAACAGAACCCTCCCAAGTCACGGAAGAAACAACTGCTGCTCGCCGCCGAGGTCATCCGGGTGTTGGGTGGCGCAGGCTGGAACATCAGCACCGTGACCGGCGACTTCCTGTTGCTAAAATCAATGGCAGCCCGCGTCCAGTCCGTCCGCGAAGCCGCCGCAGAAGCAGCAAAAGAGGCCGGACTCCCCGCCAGTGTAGCGAGGAGCACACAAACGGCGGCAGAACGCGCTACGAAGGGTGAGTGGGACGCCGTGCTGTTGCGGCTCTACAGCGAACTGACGCAGCAGTGGGACTGGCACCTCGATCACCTCGACGAACAGGTCTTCGGGCCTGATAACTGAAAACAGGAGAAATGACTGATGGCAAAACTGACTGGACTGGGCAACACCGAAGCGGTTCTGCACTGCGGTACTCGAGCAATAGTGGGTGAAGCGGACCTGACCGGCACAGTTGAGGTGCAGGCAGCGAGCGCGGAGGCACTGCTGCGCGGCATGGCGCGGGCGGCTGAACTGGCGTTGTTCGACCTGAAGATGCTCCGCGCACAGGCAGGTGAACTGGTGAAGCTGGTGGAAGGCGGTGTCGTGAGTGTGGACGATATCCCCGAAACGCTGACACAGGTGATGATGCTGATGGGACAGGGGTCGCTGCGGTCGCTGGCGGCGGGTGCCGGGATGGAGGCGATGTCCGAGGAGCAGGCGGTTGATATCGAAGCCGAACTCGACGAGATCATCAAGCAGGCGTTCGGTGAGTAGCAAGCAGCAGTTCGGTTTGTTCCCGCGCCCGGTGTTCGTCGTCGATACGCTCGGCGAGGTATGTCACGCCTGCGGCCGCTACGAACGCACAGTCAGTTTTGATGCGCCCGGCAGGGGTTGGATACATCTCTGCGAGGGCTGCCTGGCACGGGGGATCGAGGCGCTGGCAGAGGCCAACACGCGGGCGCGGGCTGCACAGAAAAGAGAGTCGGGGTTCGACCGCTAGTCCAGCCCCTCCCAGGGGTCCAGGTCACTGCGGGGCGGGGTGAGGTCAGCTTTGCGGCACACCTGCCGTAGCCATGCAAGGTGGCTACGCCGCAAGGTCACGTCTTCGGTACGCAGCAAGTGGCAGTAGGTTGCGAACGCGCTGGGGTTGATGTCCACCATGTTGGCAAGGGCGATGGCTGTGTCTCCTCGAGGAGTGGAGCGGCCCTGTATCCAGTGGGTCACGGCAGCCTTGCCTGTCACACCGAGGCGTTCGGCAAGAGCCTGGTTGCTGGAGAGGTGATGCCTCTGCTTGGCGAGGTCGATGAGGGCTTTGAAGTACGTCATCGTTCGGGTTCCTTGGTGGTCTTGGTCTTCGTCGTGGCCTTGGTCTTGGATCACGTATTGCTGTCGTGACCTTGGTCGCCGTGACCTTGGTTCACGTATTGCTGTCGTGACCTTGGTTCACGTATTGCTGTCGTGACCTTGGTTCACGTATTGCTGTCGTGACCTTGGTTCACGTATTGCTGTCGTGACCTTGGTCCCCTGGCGGGGCTGCCGTCAGGGATAGTACAGAGAGGACTGTACATCATTTCAGATGGAATTGAAAATTGCCCCGAGATTAGTAGGGAACCTTGAAGGAAGACCGGGTGGGGGGCCTCGCCCGCCGACCCTAGGGGGGCGGGTCACGAGGTCACGACGCCACCCATCCAAAAAAATCTACGCCACCACTCAACTAATTAATATTGTGTCTCAATATATGTGATGTATATACATACACTTTCACTTAATGACCTTGTGTACCTGATCACATAATCCATTCTGACATTCGTGATACACACCTAGGGGTATAGCGTTGCCATCGAATTACCAGGTGGACCCGGTGCGATTGCCGTCGGCTTACCAGGTGGACCCGGTGCGATTGCCGTGGCGTGACCCGGTGTACCTGGTAATTGGATAGCTGGGTTTCGTGATACAGAGGTACAGATAAAGCTGTACTTATTAGTCCACTGGGGGTATCTTCAGAGGTGCAGCAATCCCGCTGCGGTACTCAGAGGAAACACCCATGTTATCTATTGAACGACAGGCACAGCACTACGCCTCACACATTCAGAGAACAGGCAAGCGGATTGTGTATCTGTGGCCTCGTACCAAGTTGATGACGTCGCGTGCCAATCAAGCCCGGCTGCATCTGCTCGCGGCACTACTGAATACAGGCACAAGGGCATACGGCTACACACAGGCGCAACGCTTGGACCAGCTTGAACAACTGGCACTGAAGGCGGGCTACTGCCTGAAAGAAGTGGACGGCGAAGGCTGGGCCGTGGAAGTGGAACCCAAAACCGAAGCGGCATAACGAGAGAACCCCAGCGGGAGTGCAGCCCTGCTGGGGTTCGTTGCCATTGAACTCAGAGGAAACCAAGTAATGACGACTCAACTGTATATCGCAAACCTGGCCCAGTACAACGCAGGACGCCTGGTCGGTAGATGGATCGACGCTGACCAGGATGCTGACGACATCCGCACAGAGATAGCCGAGTTCCTGGAATCGACCGGCGGCGAAGAGTGGGCTTGCCATGACTATGACGGGCTGCCGAGTAGCCTTGGCGAATGGCCTGACCTGGACCAGGTGTCCACGGCGGCGAGCCTGGTAGAGGAACACGACGACGCGGGGCGGGCCTATCTCGAGTTGTTCGACTCTGAACAGTGGAGCCAGGACGACTTCCTGGAACGCTACGTCGGAGAGTTCGAAACACGGGCGGCACTAGCCGAGGACTTGCTGGAGAGTACAGGCGAACTCTCAGAGATGCCCGAACGCCTGGCCTACTACTTCGACTTCGATAGCTACGGCAGGGATATGGAGGTTGGTGGCGACGTATGTCGGCACGGTTGTCAGTGGTTCTGGGCTTGGTAGCGACCAGCTCGCCAGGGACGGCGAGACTAGGCCCAGATGCCTACAAGTTGCCTACATGGCCCGCAGCCGTCGTGATGCAGATCGGCGGAGCGCCTGCCTAACTGACTGTTTTCAAAATGGTGCCGGGGGCGGGAGTCGAACCCGCATGTGGTCACCCACGGTGGATTTTGAGTCCACAATTCGCACCGTGCCAGGTGGCTGAGCCGACAAGTAATTGCTTGATATTATGGGTATAAATAGTAGTGGGAACGTAAGTACCTGGTGCGCCTGGTGCTGCGGGTGCCTACAAGTTGCCTACAACCTCGAGGGAACAAACGATGGGGAACAAACGGAAACTGACAGATGCAGTGATTGCCAGGCTGGCACGGCCAGAGAAAGGTCAGCGCCTGGTGTGGGACCAACAGCAGCCCGGTTTCGGCGTGCGATTAACGCCGACGGCGGTGTCGTTTATTGCCGAGGGCAGGGTCAACGGGAAAACCAGGCGAGTGACCCTTGGTCGATCACCGGCATGGAAATGCGCGGACGCCCGCAAAGAGGCTGCCAGGCAGCTCGTGGCGATGGCGCAAGGCATCGACCCAGCCATAGCCAGGCAAACGCGGCAGACGGCAGGGGAGAGGACGCTACAAGCGGTGCTGGATGCGTACCTGGAATCCCGCGACCTGCGAGATACCACGATCAGGGATTACACACAGACGGTGAAGCACTGGAGCAAGGATTGGCTCGCCAGGGACGTCACGACCATATCTGAGGTCGAAGTCCTCAAACGTCACGCGCATATCAAGAAGCGGAGTGAATCTCGGGCCGACTCCTGGGCCAGGATCATGCGGCTGCTGTTCCGCTATGCCCGCGCAGTGTTGAGGGATAGCCAAGGTCAGCGTCTCATGACGAGCGTAGCCACAGATGTGCTGTCGGAAACCAGGGCCTGGCGGAAGCCGGTACGGAAGCAGCGGGTCGTCAGCGACCTCGGTGCCTGGTGGCGTGGTGTCGATCGCCTCGAGAACGATAGCACCAGGAAGCTGCTATGGACGCTTGCACTCACTGGCATGAGATTTACCGAGGCGGCAACGCTGCGCCAGGTGGACTGGGACTCTGCACGCGCAATCATTACTGTGCTGAGAACAAAGAGCGGGCGTCGGCTGGAGCTGCCCGTCGGCACCTGGCTGGCCAGGCTGCTCGACGGCTGCGAGGGTCCGTACCTATTTCCGTCACGCATGACGGGTAAGCCGGTGAGGGACATTCGCGCCGCCATGGCCAGGGTTACGACGACAGCAGGCATCCAGGATTGGACTCCGCACGACCTGCGTCGCGGGTTCATCACGGCTGCATCGCAGATAGGCGTCGGAATTTACGTCGTCAAGGAACTGGTGGGGCACAGCTCGAAGGGTGGCAATGACCCCACATGGGGATATGTCGTACGCGACTTGTCTGCCCTTCGCCAGGCGATGCAGCGGATCGAGGACCACTTCCTGATACAGGCAGGCGTGGCAGGCGCGAATGTCGTGGCCTTGCGCCAGGCGTGATGTTGAGCAACCGGCGTGCGATCTTGTCCGCGATTACCGACTCGGGCATATGGGCTATTTGGTAAATCGTGAGGACGGATTCACTTGGCAAACTTTGTTCAACTGAACAAAGTTTATTCGCCTGCTCTCCTATAGTAACTAGCTTGTAAGCAGTAGACTGCGCCAGGCGTGATGTTGTTCATCGGCCGTTTTCGGCCCTTTAACAACAACTTGCGATTTTTGGCCCGGACCCGGGCCAACGAACCAGAAGTCCACCCCGATCAGTGGCTTGCGATTTTGTTCCCGGGTCCGGAAACCGAAAGCCCATGGATACTGTGTGCTAGTTGCGAGAAGCCTCCAGGGCGGCTACACTCTGAGTCCTGCAACCAGGAGCACGCAATGTCCAAGCCAAACGACTTCCACACCTGGGTGAAGCCGCCCCAACCAGGCGCTCTCCACACCAGGCTCCCCTATGCCTGCCAGTGCCAGAAGTGTGGTGAGCGCCTGGCGGAGGGCACCCCGGTCGTCATCATGACGATACGCGGATTGGAGACTATCCGTGGCATCCCACGCAGGATGCGAACCCAGGCATCACTTTGCGAGGCGTGCGCGGAGGACGTGACGCGGTTGCCGCGCCTGTACCGGGACTTCGAGCGCGAGTGTGAGTGCTGCGGTCGCCCGATGCTGATCCGTCGAAGTACCGGCACCTACTCGACACCCAGGCGGCGGTACTGCTCACTGAAGTGCGAGCGTCATGGCTGACGACATCCTCGAGGAGCTGCTGGACCTGGTAGATAGTGCCGAGGACGTCCCGTCCGCACGAGAGAGATCGCGCCTGGGCGGACAGGCCCGCAGTCGGACTTGCAGGGAGCGGCGTGTGGGGCTGTGTCGGCGGTATCGCGTCCTGCGAGCTGCTGGCCTAAGGCCCGAGGAGTGCCGGTTGCAGATCATGGAGGAAGAAAACGCCGCTGGGCGGTCAATTTCGCTCAGCTATCTTCAACACCATATCAAGTAAAAATGCGGGTTATATCGTATGTATGAGGCTCGAGGCATACGATAGTTGTTTACAAGCCTTGGCCGGGCTATACAATCGGTAACCGTCTTCCGAAAGTTTAGCGAGGCGGTTATGCCAACCAACCCCCACGAACCAATCGTCCGCAAGGCTATCGCACCGGCAGTGCTGCGGTCAAAACCTTCGAGCCTTTACCTCGGCATACCCGAGGGTCAATTCCTGAAAGGAGTGGCCGCTGGTCGCTTCCCGCAACCGCTCAAGCCCACGGGACCGAGGGGTCCAGAGGTGTGGTTGATACGCGAGCTGGACGCTCTCGTAGAACGGCTGGCTGCTGAAAGAGATCAGCGCCTGGCCAAGGAGAAAGATTCCAACGCTGCATAAAAAACGCCTGTGCTGACGACACAGGCGTGTTTCCCAAATCGCTGGGCAGGCAGCAGAGCTTTCCTCAAGCACGTTCATTATACACTGCCGCTTGCCCTCCACGAAGAAGTATGGAGGAGAGTATGGTCACACGCGAATTCCTGGCGAGGGTATGGCCCGAACTGCCAGAAGGCGCACGCTACGTAATCGCCAAGCCCAACGGGTTTCACCCTGACGGGAAGCCGAAGTTCAGGAACATCGCCCGCGCTTCGATCAAGCAGGCTGCGTCCACGGCGCTGGCAATCTCCAAGGACAACGAAGAGGCGTTCTTCGCTACCCACATCTTCGCAGGCGGGGAGAACTGGCAGCGGCGTGGCGACCAGGCTGGCGGCAGCAAGGTGTTCTACCTTGATCTCGACTGCGGACCAGGCAAGCCGTACGCCACCAAGAGAGACGCCGTTGCGGCGGTGGGGACTTGGTGCAAAACCGTTGGGCTGCCTATCCCCACAATCATCCTGTCATCCGGCAACGGCGTCCATGTGTACTGGGTCATGGACAGCCTCGTGGACGAGGACGCCTGGCTGCCCGTCGCCAAGGGCCTGAAGAAACTCTGCCACGACCACGATCTGCTCGCCGACGACACCGTAACGACAGACCCCGCAAGAATCCTCCGCCCGCCAGGTACGCGCAATCACAAGAAGCCCGAAGCCCCGAAGGACGTCGAAATCCTGAAGCAACGCGACGGGGACTATGACTTCCAGGAATTCCGTGACCGGGTGGTCAGAGCCTGTGGCGGCAAACTGCCCAACGGCTCCATGACAGAAGCCCCACACATCGCCATCAACGTCGGACCCGACCAGGAATGGCCGAACAAGGTTATCGTGGAGTCGGTCCTCGACCTCAACGCGGGTGTGAACAAACTCGTCGAGCACCAGGACGCGGAGGGGCGACGGGACACGTCGCTCAGTAGCTGGGACTCCTCCATCGCGCTTTCCTGCGTCAATGCGGGCATCACCCCGGACGTGATCGCCCAGATCGTCGCCTACCACCGCCTCAAGTGGCACGATGATAAGGACAAGTGGAACCGCGCCGACTACCTGGAACGGACCATCGCCAACGCCATGGCGGTACATGCCTCTGAGGATTCGATGGACACCGCAGCGGAGCAGGCGGCTTCGCGTGCCGACGCCATCGAATCAGCGGTTACGGCCGCCACCGAGAACCCGAAGCTGCGGAGCGTCCTCATCAGGGCCGTGGAGCTAACCGAGGCAGACTACGCCCTCCAACGGAAGGAGCTGGCAGAAGAGGCCGGGATGGGGGTGCGAGACCTGGATAAGACCGTCAAGCGCACACGAGAGCAGGTAAACAAGAAGAGGAAGGTCCACGCATACGGATTCACCATATCCGCAGGTCGCATCTGCGAGGAGCGCGAGAATTTCGACGGCAAAATTGAGGAGGTCGCGCTATGCAACTTCGCTGCGCGGATCGTCCACGAGGAGATTGAAGATGATGGGTACAAGGAAACCCGGACCTTCACGATAGAGGGCGAGGATATGGTCGGGCGACCGTTCCCCACGATTCACATCCGCGCAAGCGACTTCGACACCATGAACTGGGTCACGGCGCAGTGGGGCGCGAACGCCATCATCATGTCGCAGCGGCGTGGCAGCAAAGAGATTCTGGCCGAGGCCATCAAGCATCTCTCGGCTGTCGGAGCAGACGGGGGGAGGATACCCTCAAACCGCGTGTATCTGCACACGGGGTGGCGTCGCATTGACCAGGAGTGGACGTACCTGTTCAGTACCGGCGGAATCAGCCGCCACGGCTCGGTAGAGGGCGTATCCGTGGAGTTACCTGATTCCCTGCGCCACTACCGCCTGGAACTGCCGGAATCGCCCCAGGAGCTGCGTGAGGGCATCACGGGGCTACTAAACGTCCTGGACGTGTACCCCAAGCAGCCTGGCATCGGCTACGCGCTCCTGAGCGACGTTTTCCGCGCCCCTACGAACGAAATCACGCCGACACGGCACACCTTCTGGCTGGCGGCGAAAACGGGGTCGCTGAAGTCGGCGGTAATCCACGCAATGCTCCAGGCATATGGTGCCTGGCCCCCGGACGAATTTCCGGCCAACTGGCAAGGCACCGCCAACCAGATCGAACACGCCGCCGCGATGGCCAAGGACATCTGGTTCCCCATCGACGACTACAAACCAGGGACGGGGGGTCCGGGTGCCAGCAGCGAACTCGGCAAAAAGGCGGAACGGCTGATCCACCACGGTTTTGCCAACAGGCAGGCCAGGGGAAGGATGACGGCGGACATCAAGGAACGCCCATCGTATATCCCTCGAGGTACGGCGGTCACGACAGCGGAGGAAGTCCCGTTGGGAGAAAGCCTCCGTGCCAGGCTGGTGATCGGTGAGGTCGAGCGGGAGCACGTTGACCTGGAGGCGCTCAGCCGACTCCAGGCGGCGGCGTACAGCGGGGTATTCATGAAGGTCATGGGTGCCTACGTACAGTGGCTGGCGGGCGGCATGGGCACACTGAAGGTGGAGGTTGGCAAATTTCGCGGCAAGGTCGAGTTCTCACACTCGCGCCATGCGGACACCCTGGGGTCCATGCACGAGGGGTTGAGGCTGTTCCTGAAGTTCTGTGTGGACAACAAGGCCATGAAGAAGGAGAAGGCTGCGGAGATGCTGAAGGCGGGAACAGGCGACCTGGTGCGCCTGGTGAAGCAGCAGAAGCAGTACCTGCGGGACTCCGACGAGACGGCGATGTTCCTGCGACTGCTGCGGGAGATGCTGGCCTCGGGGATCATCAGCCTCCAGCCGACGACGCCGCTACCGGCAAACGTCTCGGCCAGGAAACTGGGGTGGGTACACCAGAGTACGGATCGGAACGGGACGATCGCACAAGTCCCCAAGCCGAACGCCACGGGGGTGGGCTGGTACGACCCGAAGGCGGACGTCGTGTACCTGCTGCCGAAGATGACCTACGAGAGTATGCAGCGGGCCGGGGGGAAGGCGCTGGCGTTCACTGAGCGGACGATTGCGAAGCGACTGATGGAGAAAGGGATGCTGGCGGCGCACGGCAAGGACGGGGAACCCACAGTAAAGAAACGGATGGGCGCGGGAGCGGTCCAGCGGGTCATCGCACTATCAGGCAAGGCAGCGGGTATGTAGGGACAAGGGATGGAGGGGCCTCGCCGCCAGGTGGCGAGGCCAGCACGGAGAGAGGCGGGAGTAAACATACACACAGAACTGTAGAAAGGCGTGTTGACGTTGTTGTCGATAATCCTGGGAGGGACACCTGTCTGGGACGCACTTGTTTTTCAGGAGCGCCAATACATTACATACATATAATTCAAAAAAAAGGTCTTCGCGCGAGGTCTCTCTTTCCTAGGATTATTGTGAACAACGTCAACAAAGGAGGTAGGTAGGGTAGTTTGCAGGGTTCTATATGTTTTTTATCAGGCAGGCTGTGGGGTACAGCCCCGTTCGGAGTCCGAAATCTGTTTTGTGTGTATGCCCTGCCCTTGGGCACAAGGTCACGACTGTTTAATAAGTAGGAAACAAACTGCCCCTGGTTCTTATTGTTTAGCACCTATAGAACCCGTTCCTGCACACCTGGTCGGGAGGTCGTTACAGGAAAGTCCAGGTGTGCATGGACATGTACACCCTCTGCATGTTGTGCACGAGGCGCTACACCAAGTCAGGCAAATTGCTCATGCCAAATCGGTCGTTCGGATCATCCACATCAACTGTGTCAGCCTTCGTGGCCTCAGCACCAGGTTCACGAGGTCGCTCCAGTCCTGGAATGTTGATCGTCAGTATGGAGTCCCGGTCCCTTATGACCTGGCCCCCTAGTGCCCTCTCCCTGGCTTCCTCGAGGGGTTCGTCGCTGTAAGCCATCACCAGGTGCCAGCGCGGCTCTGCGTTCCCCTCAGGGGCGTATCGCCGCAGGATGGCATCCGCCAAAGCCTTCCCGGTGGTCGGCCCCCCTGCGCCCAGTTCGGCTTTCAGGCCTCGATCTCGGCGTCGCTCATCGGCCTATTGGCCTCGTGACCTTGGTCATTCATTTATCACCGCCTTCGGTGCTGGCAGCAGCCCCATCTCCCTCGAGAGTGCCATCAACCTGTGGTCGTTCGTCACCCTGGCTGCCACGAGGACTGGGTGCTCCTTGCTCGCAGCAAGCTGGTCCATGAAGGAGCTGAACACTGCCGCTTCGCTGACCTTCGCGCTCTGTGCCAAAACCGAGGTCACCAGGTTCGCGTCTTCGGCTGAGATGCCACCGCGCAGCATTTCCTTGGCCACCTCAGCAGCCATGTTCGCCGGGCTTTCGTCGGCCAGATCGGGACGGTTGATTTTGGTGGATGGTTTCGGTGGGGGAGTCGTGTACTTCAAATAGAGTTGCATGGCTCCGAGGTTCCCTTCCTCCGACATCGCTTTCAGTTTGTCCAGCACGGCTGTGACGCCTGTCGTGGCGTGGTGTAGCTGGGTCTGTGCCACGATCTTGGCGGCAGCCTGCATCTCCTGTTCGAAAGTCGGACCCTTGGCAGCTTCTTCTGAGAGCACTGTTTTGGTGGCGCTCTCCAAGGCTTCCTTCACTTCGTTGTCACTGGCTGCCACAGCAGGGCTTTTACGCGGCCTACCAGGTCCACCGGGGCTTCCTTTGAGTATTCGCCCTGTGGTGGGGTCTTTCTTGAGGTTGAATCCGTTATTTCTCCGTTTTTTAGCGTGTGTATTGCCCTTTTTGGGTTCGGGGTCACCGTTTTCTATCGGCAAGGTCACCAAATCACCAGGTTCCGTCCCGTTTTCTTCACCAAAAACGGTAGTGCCCTCACCGTTTTCATTCGTACATTCGCCAAAAAACGGGCTATCACTAGCCCCCGAGCCATCCCGTTTTTCCGAAAACTCGGCACCATGTTTCTCGATCTCCTCCAACCCCGCACTCAAATCCGCCGCATCAACAAACATCCCGTCACCTCACACACCTATATAGATACCCCGAATTCTAGCCCCCGCATCAAAAGCTCACAACTGCGCGAGCCTGTGCGGGGTCAGTGCCCGTGCCAGCGCCCAGTGCCGATGCTGAGCAAGAGCCGTTTCCGGCCGTTGCTCAGCACTACCCACCACACCACCAGGGGGATAGGTCAATCGGGGCGATCCGTGATCATGATCGGGATGGCACCGATTGGCCATTTGGCGCATTTGGCTTCGGGCAGGCAAACTCTGTGCGGCGGCACAGAGTTCTCAGGACGCCCAGCGCCAGCGACAGGCGGGCAAACTTTATGCGGCTGCATAAAGTTCTCAGGACGCCCACCTCCAGCGGATGCTCACAACCGGCCGTTTCCGGCCGATGGTGGACACTAGCTATGAGGTCAATAAGAGAAGAGGCTCGCACCGTGATCCAGGAACCTGGTGGCCACGCCGACGTGGTGAACTCGTTTCAACTGCAACGAGTTCCAGACCTGCGCTGCCAGTTATCAGAAACCTCGTATTGCGGAATTTCCGCAGTCCGAGGTTTTCTCGGGGCTTGGTGACTGGCGACTGCGGAATTTCCGCAGTCCCCGCTTTCTCGGCCGCGCCGCCCCCGATCTACTGCCAGGACTTGGTGACTGGGGACTGCGTTTTAACCGCAGTCCCCACTTTCTCGGGCTTCAGAAACTGCGTCGTGCGATTAAATCGCAAACCGCACTTTGTCAGGTGCCGGAAACTGCGTCGTGCGGAAATTCCGCAGTTCGCACTTTGTCGGGCTTCAGAAACTGCGAACTGCGGTTAAACCGCAAACCGCACTTTGTCAGGTGCCGGAAACTGCGAACTGTCCACCGTTGACAGACCGCACTTTTGTCGGACTTCAGAAACCTCGTATTGCGTTTTAAACGCAGTTCGACCGACACACTTCCGACCGTCGGGTCCGGGACGCAGCTACCGCGAAGTGTGAGGGTCGCCCTGCCTCACCCCTCGTGGCCAAGGCGAACCGTCAGGAGGGGTATGCAAAAACTCTCCCCCTGGGACATCAGGAGAACGACATGAACCCTACGCTGGGGGTGGGGGGTACTTCACGGACGACGCCCATGTACCGCTTGCCGCCCCGCTCGAACTCGACAGCCGACCACCCCGCCGCGTGGAAAAAATCCTCGATCTTTTTTGCAACCGTGTAGTTCACCGAGTTGCGGATGTCCTCGGCCCCGCACGCCTCACACTTTCTATAGGTCGGGCCGGAAACGCCTGCTGCCTCGCAGATGTCCCCCTGTGTCAGTCCCGTACCGGCACGCAGCATCCGCAGTTGTGTCCCGTTCATATCTATCCACTCCGTATTTTTTGACCCCAGCGGGTGACAGGGAGGGTATCAAAATTTCGACAAAGGAAAAAGTATTGGGGGGGAAATATTTCTGGGAGCGGTTTACTGCTTAATCAATTCGTGGTCTAATTTGCGAAAGTCAAAAAACGGGTTTGTCCAAAGGGCATGGATAATCGGATGGCGGAGTACCCCTCGGACGAGGAGATTGCAGCGTTGATCGCCGAGGTCGAGCGTGGATACGCCGCGCTGGAAGCCGCGAAACAGCAGGTCAGGGTCAGTAGTCCCGAAGCCTTGGCTGGTTCGGGGTTTCAGGTGGTATTTGCCCGTGCCCCGTTGCCCCTGCCTCCTGTGCGGATTGTCGAAACCCTGGCACACGCAGTGAAGCGTCAGAGTCCGCATCGGGGTCCGTCCTACGGCATCGAAACGGAGTACCGGGGGATTACGTTCGCCAGTCGCGGCGAGGCGCGGTGGGCAGTTGTGTTCGATGAGTTGGGGGTTGAAGCCGTGTACCAGCCGTTCGAATTGCGGGGTTACATCCCTGACTTTTCGTTGCCGGATCGCGTCGGCGGAGGGCAGGTACTGGTAGAGGTGAAAGGGGGCTTTTCCGCACTGGTGGAGTTCTCCGATGCCATGGAGAAAGCCGAGCGGGCGCTGCGGGATTCTGTCAGCAGTGAGCACGACTTTCTGTTCCTGCCGCAGGCTCCCTGGGACGCTGGCGGGGAGGCTCGTATCGGGTGGGTGAAGCCCTTCGGTGGTCCCCCCGTGGAGTGTGGGCTGGTGGCTTCCAGTGACCCACCCACAAGGTGGCAAGGGGGAGAGGTCGCGTACCTGCCCGTGCCGCTCGGGGGTGGGGTGTTGTCGTTCGATGAAATTCAGGCGTTGTGGGCGAAGGCCGAGAACGTCACGGCTTACTGAAGAGGGGGGTTAGATGGGAACCATTCCGAAAGACCACGCGGACATCTACAGGCAGCTCCATGGTGCTGGCCAGAGAGTCATGGTGGAGAAGCCTGCTGGCGCAGGTAAAACCACGTTGCTTCGCCAGATAATGGCGTTGCTTCAGGCGAGTAGCACCAGAGCGGTGGATTCGTCATTGTTCTACGGGCCTGCGGTGAACCAGGTGTGCTTGGCGTTTAACCGTGAGGCAGCGGCGGAGCTACAAAGCTACCGCCTGCCGTCGGGGGCGGTGCTTCCGGCGTCCACGATGCACTCGCTGGGGCTTCAGGCCCTGCTGCGCCTCGGTCGGCAGATGAATACCAACGACTCGGCACATATCGCGGCCTTGCAGAAAGCCTGGAACGAGCGGCTGAAAGAGGCGGGGTCCACCATCGTAATCCCGCAGGCAAGGGTCCGCGATGCCTATTACCTGGCACAGGCGGGGATGAAGGTCGGGATCGTACCGGCCGACAGTCAGTTCCTGGCGAACACGGTGATTGAAGATTCGGCTGACGGGTGGGCTGAAGCCGCCCGTATTGCATCGCGCCGTCCTCCCGACGATGTAACCGTCGAAGATGCACGGGTGGTGATGAACCTCTACCTGGATGGGGATGTGAACCTGATTGGGTTTTCACACCAACTGTGGTTGCCCGTCGCGTTCGGGCTGAAGCCCGCGCAGCCCTACGATCTGGTCGCTGTGGACGAGGCCCAGGATTTGTCCCCGCTGATGCACGCCTTTGTGGACAACCTGCTGTCCGACAACACGAGGCTGCTGGTGGTCGGGGATCGTAATCAATCCATCTACGGGTTCCTCGGCGCGATGCCGTACTCCATGGAGCAGTTCCAGAAACGCTTCTCCCTGCCGCTGATCCGCCACAACGTCACGTACCGATGCTCGCAGGCGGTTGCAGAATACGCACGTTTGGTAGTGCCGGATTTCTACGCCCGCGAGGGTGCGCCAGAAGGCGAGGTGAACGATGTGGTTACCCCCGTCACCTTGCCGACAGGGTTCGAGCCTGGGGATATGGTGCTGTGCCGTAATAACGGCCCGCTTCTTGTGCTGGCCTTGCGGGCGCTGGGCGCGGGCGTCCCGGTCGGGTTTGGCAAGGACCGTGAGGGCAAGTCCGGCACTGAGAAAATCCGGGCGCTCGCCAAGCGGGGCTGCTACGGGGGAACTTCGCCGTCCGAGGTGCCCCTCAGCGACGCTGCGAGCCGGTTTTCGTACCTTGCGCGTGAGAACAGTTCGCCCCAGCTTGAGGACATGGCAAACGCTGTGCGGGAGTTGGCGGCGGGGGGGTTGAGGACCATGCAGGACTTGTTCGACCTGCTCGACGCCGTTGACGGGTCCGAAGCGAAAATCAACCTGTACACCATCCATGGCAGCAAGGGGCTTGAAGCCGACCGCGTTTGGATCGTCAACCCTGGGTTAATCCCCAGCCCACACGCTGCTGGGGTAGTCGAGAACATGCAGCAGGAGTTCAACTTGGCCTATGTGGCGATGACTCGTGCCAAGCACACCCTGAACTTCATCCGCCTTAATGGCACCTGGTTGGGGACTGGTAATGCAAAAGCCGCCGTGCCCACGCTCTGGCATCAGGCGTCCCGGTACGTCGGTGGTTTCGACGACGCCGCGTAGTTTCCGTCAGGTAATACAAAAAGGAGAGGACGAATGTCCCAACACGCAATTCTGATCGACCCGTGGCGGCAACGGTTATTGCCGCTGGAATACGCCGAGGGGGAATACTGGGGGGATGCGTTCATGGACGCGGTGCGTCGGCACATCCCCGAGCACCCAGGAAACTGGCAGTGGGACATCGACATGGCAGGGTATTTCGTAGTGCCCGCTGGCGGTGTTCAGTTTTCCGTAGCCGTGGACGGCGGTAGTGCGATCCGCACCGACTGGAAGGCCACGCCAGAGTCGTTCCGGCACTCGCACTACCTCGAGGACTTGATTGGGCCTGGCATCATCCTGCCGCCCGATGCGGGCGACGTGAACGTAGTGACCGGCGGGTTCGTAGAAGCGGACTTCGAGGGGCCACTGCCGCTGGACCTGATCCGCCCGCACATTAACTGGAGAGCAACATGACCGAGCAAACCATTGAGAGTTACGTCTGCGAGGTGGTGCCCGACCCCACCGACCTGCGTCGTGCCACCTTGGCGCAGGCGATGTGGAAGGTGCTGGAAGAGCGGCGCAGGGCACTGGACTTTGACCAACCGTTTGACCGCCTGATTCTGGAGTGGGCACACGCAGATGCAGAACGCCACGAGGCGTATGAGGTGTATAGACGCGCCAACCATAAAGCCGAGGCGGCGTGGCGCAAATGGCTGGACACCCTGCCCAAGGGACCGCCGATGCGGAAGAAAGTGTCCTGATGAATCGACAACTTCAACCAGGTGACCCCGTGCAATGGGTCACACCAACATCACATCTTGTAGGACGACTGGTCGCCCACACTCGAAGCGGCAAGCC